GCCGATCGCACGCGCCCTTGAGTTTTTCATAGGGGGGGTCTCGCCCGGAATGGGATCGAGGGGGCCAGCCCCAGCTCCGACGGCGAAGAAGGCCCGCGAGGGCAACCCTGGCCACCAGGACCTCGCGCAGCCGGCTAAGCCGTGGCCGCGGCCGATCACGCCGAGGTGCCCGTCGTGGCTGTCGCGCGAGGCGAAAGCCGAGTGGCGACGCATCGCGCCGGAGCTCGAGCGGCTCGGCTTCCTAACGATCGTTGACGGCGCCGCCCTCGCGGCCCACTGCCAGAACTACGGGCGCTGGGTCGCGGCCGAGAAGGCGCTCGACGCTCCGCCGAAGCCTGATCGCTGCGCGGACTGCAGCTGCTGCAGGAGCGACGCGTCGCCGGCCACGTCGGCGACGGGGGCGACGGAAGGCGAGAGCACAGTCGAGGGCTGCAGGTGTAAATGCGAGCGGACGCCGCTGCTGAACGGCCTCGTGTTCATGACGCCGAAGGGGTACGTGCAGCAGCGCCCCGAAGTATCGATCGCGAAGGCGGCACTCGCGCAGCTGAAGATCTCCGCCGCGGAACTCGGGCTCTCGCCGGGCAGCCGCGGCCGCATGACGTTGCCCGAACCGCCGCCCGATGGTGAAGACGACCCCTTCGAGTGACGGGCGGCTCCTTAACAACCCACCGTCCCCGCCGCTGTGGGTAACGCCGCCGCCGACGGAGGTGCCGGGCGCGTGGTTCGACCAGGCGGCGGTGGACAAGGTGATCCGCCAGCTGGGGGCGCTGCGCCACAGCAAGGGGAAGTGGGCGGGCACGCCGCTCGTCCCCGACGTCTGGCAGGTCATCTGGATCGTCGCGCCAGTGTTCGGGTGGAAGCACCCGGACGGCACGCGGATCGTCCGCACGGTCTGGATCGAGGTCCCGCGCAAGAACGGGAAGTCGACGATCTCGTCGGGCTTCGCGATCGTGCTGACGGTCGGGGATGGGGAGCCAGGCGCCGAGGTGTACGCCGCGGCAGGCTCGGTCGACCAGGCGAAGGTGGTCTTCGAGGAATCGAAGCGGATGGCCCGCACCTCGCGGGCGCTGCGGGGGAAGCTCGAGCTTCTCTCCAAGATCATTCGCTACCCCGCGCGGGACGCATTCTTCCGCGTCCTCAGCCGCATCGCCGAGGTGGCGCACGGCCTGAACGTGCACGGCGGGATCGTGGACGAGGTGCACGTCCACAAGAGCCGCGACCTGATCGACGCGATCATGACGGGCACGGGCGCCCGGCGGCAGCCGCTGATCATCTTCATCACCACGGCGGATGAAGGGAAGATCGGCAGCATTTATGACGAGCTGAACGGGTACACGATCCGCCTCGCGAAGGGGCTGATTATGGACCCGACCTTCTACGGGGTGATCTGGGCGGCCGAGGAGACGGACGATCCGTTTGCCGAGGCGACGCACCGGAAGGCGAACCCGGGTTACGGGCTCTCGCTGAACCCCGCGTACATCCGCAAGGAGGCGGAGCGGGCGGCGAGCACGCCGACCTACCTGGCCACTTTCAAGCGGCTGCACCTGAACATCCGGACGCGGAGCACCACGCGCTGGATGCAACTGGCCGACTGGGACGCGAATGGCGGCGCGGTGGCAGGTGGGACCTGCTGCCAAGGACCGAACTTGGAGTGCTGCCGGAGCCCCCTCTCCCTCGCCCTCCCCCGCGAGGGGGGAGGGGATAGGACGAAGCCCCGCGAGGGGAGAGGGGACTCGGCGTGTGTGGGCGGCGGAATGTGCCTGCGGGGGCGGGTCTGCTATGGCGGGCTAGACCTGTCCAGCACGACGGACATCACGGCCTGGGTGAAGCTCTTCCTGGCGGACGATGGTCTCTATGACATTGTCCCGACGTTCTGGCTGCCCGAGGATGCGATCCCGCGTCGCCAGCGCGAAGACGGGGTGCCGTACCAGCTCTGGGTGGACCAGGGGCTGATCCAGGTGACCGCGGGCAACGTGATCGATTACAAGGCGGTCCGCCAGCAGATCAACGCGGATGGCGAGATCTACGTCGTCCACGAGATCGGCTACGACCCGTGGAACGCGACCCAGCTCGTGCTGCAGCTGCAGGACGAGGACGGCTTCACGATGGTGGAGACGCGCCAGGGCTACGCAAATATGAGCGCGCCGACGAAGGAGTTAATCCGGCTCATGCTGGGGCGGTTGTGCCGGCATGGTGGGCACCCGGTGCTGCGGTGGATGGCGGACAACCTGGTCCTGAAGCAGGACCCCGAGGGGAACGTGCGGCCGAGTAAAGAGCACAGCACCGAGCGGATCGACGGGCTGCCGGCGCTGATCATGGCGCTCGATCGGGCGCTGCGGCACCAGGGTGACGACGCGTCGGTGTACGAGGACGAAGGGGTAGGGCTGTTTATCTGATGGCGAGCGCGAGCACCGCGGTGATCGACGTCCTGGTCAAACCCAAAGATTTCTTCACGGCCGTTGCCCTGGGGATGCTCAGGCTCCGCCTGCCGCCCATTCCGCGCGGAGTCGGGCGGCGCGTGGCCGCGGGGTTCCGCCGCGTTCGGCCCCTGCCGGCGGCGGCGCTGGCGGCAGTCTGGCATGACGACGTCCTCATGCTGGGGGGGCTGGCGCTGGTGGGCGTGGGCCTCTGGCTCCTCTTGCCGAGCGCGGCACTGATCGTGGTGGGGATCACCCTGTTCGCGATGTCGGGGGGGGTCGGAACTATCCGCAGGCGGCTGTGAGCCCTTCGACCCTTCGACAAGCTCAGGGCTCAGGGTGAGCGGGGGGGGCCAGGCGGCGGGGGACAAGCCCCCGCCCTACCGGACTGACGGCCAAACGTTGCATTGGCAGCAGGAGATACCTTTGCTACTTTCGGCGCTCGAGCAGCGCGCGGCGGCGTATGGGCCGGCGGATGATTACTGGTACACGCCGCGGGGGGTGCTGGCGGCGACGGGCGTCCGCGTGGACGAGCAGACGGCGCTGAAGATCTCGGTGTTCTGGCGGGGCGTGTCGATCATCGCGGGGTCGGTGGCGAAGCTGCCGCTGCACGTGTTCGAGCGGCGGGCGGATGGGGGAAAGCAGGTGGCGCGGGAGCATCCGCTGGCGCGGGTGCTGCGGCGGCCGAATGAGCGCCAGAACGGGTTCGAGTGGCGGGAACAGGGGCAGGCGCACTTGCTGCTGCGGGGCAACTTTTACAACCGCATCCTGCCGGGCTCGACGGTTTATCCGATCGGGGGGCTGGCGCCGATCCATCCGGACCTGGTCACGGTGCGGTGGGCGAGCAACGGGAACCCGGTGTACGAGGTGCGCGACGCGATCACGGGCCAGAAGGAGAATCTCGATCGTGAGCAGATCTGGCACGTGCACGGGCTGTCGCTGGACGGGATCACGGGGCTGGACGTGATCACCTACGCGCGGGAGGCGCTGGGCCTGACGGTGGGGGCGGAGACGTTCGGGGCGCGGTTCCTGGGGCAGGGGGCGCATTTTGACAAGTTCCTCAGCCACCCGGGGAAGATCTCGAAGGAGGCGGCGACCCGGCTGTCCACGGAGGCCGCGGCGCTCTACGGGGGCCTGGCCCACGTGGGCAAGGTGCCGGTCCTCCAGGAGGGGATGACGGTCCAGCAGCTGACCCTGACGCACGAGCAGATGCAGCTGCTGCAGACGCGGGAGTACCAGGCGAGCGATTGCGCGCGGTGGCTGGGCGTGCCGAACCACATGGTGGGCTTGACGACCAAATCCACTAGCTGGGGTAGTGGAATCGAGCAGATGTCGATCGGCTTTGTGGTGTACACGCTGTTCGATTGGCTGCGGCGGTGGGAGGCCTCGATCGGGGAGGACCTGATCGTGACGGGCGTGGCGACGGGGCAGCCGGCGATGGACTTGATCGTGTCGAACGACGATCGGTTTTTCGCGGAGTTCAACGTTGATGGGCTGCTGCGGGGCGACACAAAGACGCGGCACGGGGCGTACCAGAGCGGGCTGCTGAACCGGTACTACACGCGGAACGAGGTGCGGGCGATGGAGAACCTGAACCCGATTCCGGGGGGCGACATATTTGATCCGCCGAAGGGGGTGGCGGCGCCGATTGGCCGCGGCGGGGGACAAGCCCCCGCCCTACCGGACGGGGCGCGCGGGTCAGGCATGCCTGACCCCTACGGGAATGGGCGAGTGCCGCGCGGCTTTATCGAGGACGCGGCCGCGCGGGTGGCCAGGAAAGAGCAGCTGGCGATGGTACGGGCGCGGCGGCGGACGGCGGACGACGGGCAGGCGTGGGAGAACGCGGTGCGCGGCTTCTACGGAGAGCATCCGGCGTACGTGAGCGAGCTGCTCCACGTTCCGATGGACCGGGCCGAGGACTATTGCCGGGCGCGGGTCGAGGAGCTCCTGACTGAGGAGACGCACCTCGTCGAGAACCCGATGGGGCTCCTCGTGCGGCTAGCGCTGCGGGGCTCGATCTAATGCAGGGGCGCCGCGTCTACCCGGGCGACGAGGGACACCTGCGCCTGGCCGAAGGTGATTACGGTTGGGATGCGGATGGGCTCTTCCAGTGTCGGCCTCCTGGCGCCGATGTTGGCACTCTCGATGGGCACACGGTGACCGAACACGAGGATGGCACGGCCACTGTTGAGCCGTCGATCTTCGGGCCCAGGTTCCACGGCTGGCTACGCCGTGGCGTGTGGACGTCCTGATGTCCTACGAGCATGTGATTCGGGCGGCCGGGCGGCTGCCGTGGGCGATTATGGAGTCGAAGGCGGAGGAGATTGCGGCACTCCTGGACCTGCTGGCGAACGGAGGCCAGGTCCCCGCGGAGGTACGTGCCCAGCTCGCGGCAGAGCATCGGCCGTGGATGGTGGAAGCGGCCCCTCTCCCTAACCCTCCCCCGCAAGGGGGGAGGGGACAGGACGGGGGGAGCATCGCGGTCATTCCCGTGTACGGCGTCATTTCGCAGCGGGCGAACCTCATGAGCGAGATGAGCGGCGGGGGCGGGACGAGCATCCAGAAGCTGACCCAGGCGTTCCGGCAGGCGGTCGGCGACCCAAGCATCGCGGCGATCGTGCTGGACGTGGACTCACCGGGTGGGAGCGTATTCGGGGTCCAGGAGCTGGCCGAGGAGATCCGCAGGGCCCGGGCGCAGAAGCCGATCGTGGCGAATTTCAACAGCCTTGGGGCGAGCGCGGCGTACTGGATCGGCTCGGCGGCGAGTGAAGCCGTGGTGACGCCGGGGGGCCAGGTGGGCAGCATTGGCGTGCTGGCGCTGCACGTGGATTTTTCGGCGCAGAACGAGATGCTCGGGGTTCAGCCGACACTCATCACGGCGGGCAAGTACAAGGGCGAAGGATCGCCGGACTTCCCACTGGGGGATGAGGCGCGGGAGTACGTGCAGGGCCAGGTGGACGAGTACTACGCGGCGTTTGTCGACGCGGTGGCCGTGGGCCGCGGGGTTTCTCCAGCGCGCGTGCGGGATGGCTTTGGACAAGGGCGCGTGCTGCTGGCGAAGCCGGCGCTGGCGGCGGGCATGATCGACCGGATCGAGACGCTGGATCAGACGATCGCGCGGCTGGGGAAGCCCCAGGGCAGGGCAGCGATCACGCGACGGGGCATGGCGGCGGCGGAGGCCTTCGAGGTGATCACGCTGCCGGTTGAGGATGCGGCGTTCGTGAACGTCCGGGAGCGAGTGATTGCGCAGATCGGCGGCGGGGGACAAGCCCCCGCCCTACCGGATGCGTCCACGATCGTGGCCGAAGACGCGTCGCCTGTCGCCGTGGCGGAACGCGACGGGTCACTGGGGACACCCCAGACCCCGGGCGACGACCAGGTGATCACGGACGCGATGGCACTCGAGGCGCTGAATGACCCGGAAGCCAGCAAGGAGCTGGCGCCCGAAGAGGTCGAGTCCCTGAAGGGAACCATCGAGGCGCGGATGCGCCGGTTGAAGCTGTAACCGTGTAACCGTCCCGGGCAGGGTGGACGGCGCCGACGCGCCATTGCGGTCCTGACCTGCTCGGGCGGGCACGTTCCCCCGCCGATGCGGGTTGGACGGGCCCCCCGAAGTTGAACCCTAGTTG